ATCATTTTTGTTATCTAACCTTATTTGACTTTCCTCTGACATAAACGCAGAAGGCGTTATGCTACCGAAGAAATCTTGGACGCCCTCTCCTGGGCCAAACTGCAACATATCATTATCTATCGCAGTAATAAATTTATTGGTATCGGCTAATTGCAGATCTAATTTATCCATAACGTCAAAATCTTTAAGTTCATCATCAATTAAAGTAGTTGGAACAGTAGTAGATAAAGGAGCGCTTTCGGCAATTTCTTTTTGAGCGTCTAAGTAGCCTTGATCGACGCTGTATGTATAGTTGCCGTCCTCGTCAACCGTTCTTATTAATCCGTCCTCTGTGACTGTCGGCTCCAATCTAGCCAATCTGTCTCTTTCCATTTGATACATATTTTGAATTGTAGATCCGTCGCCTAATTCCAGGCCAATAGACATTGCCTCTTCAAAATTACCGTCTTTGTACGCCTGGGCCATTCGTTCTTGTAGTTCTATTGTTTTATTTTCTTTATCTATTTTTCTTTGACGATCTTCTTCTTTACGGATCCTATCTAGTTCCGCGATTTTATTTTGCTCTCTTGTTGCTCTTCTTTGATTAACAGTATCAATCGCCGTGTTATCTCCTCGTATAACTCCGCCCAGGGCGTATAGTAAATCTGACATACCCTGGCCTTTTGCCGTTTGTACATTTTGTTTATATTTTGCTAATTCATCTGGAGTTAGAGCATTGATATCTGTTTGATTTAAAATATCGTTAAAGCCTCCCATTCTGGCTAGTCTATTTGTAAATCCGCCAGGAGCAAATTGTGGAGTTATAGGTGGAGTAGATCCTCCAGGTTTTTTCCCAATACTCATATTTATAACCTCTCATAATTGACGCATAAGTATCCGGTATCTTTATCCTGGAATACTGCGTCTGGATTAATAACTTCCGCTCTTTGTGCGATTACACCTATTGTCGGATAATCTTCAGTTATACCAATATCCTTGGCCTTGTCGTTCCAATCCCATTGATATATTTCGTGTCCGTCTTTTTGTGTATATAAATAAGTTATGTTTGTTTTTAAGCGTTCGTCTGAAAATAAACTCGCTACTTGTAAACCGGCTCCTAGAACGTCTCCCAATCCGGTTTTTTTCTGCGAAGTCTGTCCGCCTAACATTGGAACACCGCTAACCGCAGAGGCTAAAGCGCCTAATTGATCGTAAGGTGTTTTCAATCTTCTATCGAATTCAGATCTCTGCGCGTCTAATATAGATTGTGCATAGTTTTGATCTAGTAAACCTGATTGTTGCAATCCTTGTAATCCCGTTTGTTGAGCGCCCAGGATATCTCCATATAATGCCCTGGATCTGTCTAAAGCCGCGTCGTCTAACCTGGCTTGATCTAAAGCGGTTTGTTGATCCATTTGGGCCGTGCCAAATTGTAGATCTGCTAATTTATTAAAGTAGTTTTGACCTAGATTTTGATTTGCTAAAGCAAACTGATTTAAGGCCGCTTGATTGGCCATACTAACCGCTCTATCTGCGTCTAGCATTGCTGTATCTGCTTGGAGCGCTCTTTGAGCGTCCGACGTTGCTAATTGTGCGGCCGTGTCAAAACCTCTTTGATTTTGTTCTGCTACAAAGTCTGATACTTGTTCTTGGAAATTTTTATTTGTTTCGGCCTCTAATAATGCTCCTCTAGATCCTCCAAAAGCGCCAGATCCAATCTGCGCGTCTTGATCTGATTGTAATTGCATTAATCTCGCTCTGTTTAGATCTCTGACGCCTTGATCCGTCACAATGTTTTGATAAGGATTTAGATAGTTTCCAATTTTTCCTAAAATTTCTCCTCTATCAAGATCTCTAATAGATCCTCTGTTTACTTGATTAGCGGACGCGTCTTGAGCGCGGCCCAACATAGGATTAAAACCAACATCTCTCACGTTGGCTCCGGCCCCAACCATACCCATAAGACCGGCGGTTGGATCAAATCTATTTGCTTGATTAAACAGTTGCCTATTACCCGCACTTGCGGCCTTAGTGTTAGCAGATTGATCCGCTACCATTTGGCCTTTGTAGCTTTCAAAAGGAATGTTTGCTACTTGTCGGCCTTTTGCATATAGATCCTGGAAGGCTTGTTTTTGATATCCTGGAACGGTGGTGGTAGTTGTTGATTTTCCTTTACTCATAATTCTAAATCCTTACTTATTAAATTTTCTGACTTAAACCCAAGGTGTTTAATTTTTTTTATCCAACCAGGGCGGCCTCCTCCGTAAAAACGTGTTGCGCCTATCCTCCTGGCGAATTCTTCAATTAAAGGCAACATTGCCTCTAACTCTTCATATTTGCCTCCGCAAAATAATAAGTTGATTGTTGTTTTTTGCGGAAAGTAATTGACCTCGGTTATAAAAGCAGATTGTTTTCCTGGCCAGAGTTGGAAAGTTCCGTCGTATATTTTAGCCTCTACATCTTCTAAAAGATAGAGATCCTGATGTTTTATTGCCGGAGCAATATACTTTTTTGCGATCTCCCATTCCTCTTTAGGATACGAGAGTTGTTGTAATGTTTCCGGCATTATCTACTCCTATTTTATATTTAGATCCGTTAGGGGAAACAAGTACGATTTCCGTACCGTCTAGATCTCCTATTTCAAATCTTTCGCCTTTAGCAACGGTTATTCCCGTTATATATTCGATTTCATCAATCAAATAATTTAAGTAATCCTTGGGATCCTGGCCTTCCGCCGGACGCGATAACGTTCTACGAGCCAATTTCTTTACCTTCTAATTTTGCCATTTTTACGTTTTTTTCTTGTTTGTCTTTTCTATCAAGTAAACCTTTTAAAGCCATACCGGCAAAAGGAAGGCCGGTTGCGGCCCCTAATAAACCGCCAAATATATTCATTGGCGAAAATAGATCTCTAAATTCTGGTTGATCTATTGTGTTATATGCCAGGCTATCTATAAGGCCCATATTAGTTGTCGGATTTACGCCCATACCCAGGTTATAAGATCCTAAAACACCTCTCGTTGCGGCCCCAGGATCTACTCTAGAATATGCGTTGCCTAACGCTCTTTGTACGTCGTTATTATCCGGGCCAAATCTATTAGCCTGGGCCATTAATCCGGCGGCGGCGGCTAAGTCATTTGGAGAAACAGATCTAAAAGTTAAACCTCCTCTTTCCTGGACGATTGATTGTGTCAACGGATCTACTTCTGCGGGAGCATTTCTCATATTGGCCCTGGCTATTGCCTCGCCTAATTGTTTTGAGTATGCCGTTCCTCTATTGTTAGATCCATAACCGGCCCCAGAGTTTCCAGGATTGCCTCCTCTACCGCTACCTTGAAATCCTCCTCTGTCTCCGTAATCTGGCATTTTAGTTTCCGTATAATTGTTTATGAAGTTTGATAACTTCCCATTCTAAATATTTGATCTTTTCGTTTTGCTCTACATCCAGGGGCAAGATACCTCCGCTTTCCCATTCTCTTTGCCATTGTGCATTTGTTTTTATATCTTCTTGCATTGCCGCTACCTGGTTTTCTAAATAATCTACTTTATCCGTTAAAGTGACATAGGTATAAGTTAAGGCCCCAATCGCTCCGATAATTTGTATCAAATACGGCAAACTAAAAGTCATTGAGGATCTATCTGATATTGTTGTTTTACTCACTTATCGCCTACCCCTTGGTTTTACATCTAACCTAATATCTCCAACCTGGAAGTCTTGATTTGCGTCGCCCGTGACATTTAAAGAAACAGATCTAGCACTAAATCTCGCGTCGGAATATCCGTCGGCCTCAAAAGTAAAATTGCCAAAATCTGTTTCAGATCCTAACGGCGTTTGTTTACCTTTAAATCCTAAAGTCACTCCAGGAAGATTTGTTGCCTCACTATCTGGGAGGATCTGATTTACTTGCATAATCCTATCGCCCTGGCCTAATTGTATTGGGCCGGTTTTGCAAAATGGAATATCAGTATTATTTGGAGAAGTTAAAATCGAGTTTGTTTCGTGTTCGTATAGATTGCCGCTACTATCTCCAGATATCGGATATGGAAATACTCCCTGATCTAACCAGAAGGATCTATCCATAGATCCGGTCGCCCAGGTTTTTTCCATATAGTTCCAAATAACATATTTGTTTGGTACTAAACTATCGCCTCCAGGAAAAAACCACCAGATCTCATTAAAGAGTTGATTATGTCCTCCGCAAGACGAAGATCTGTATTGATAATTTATATTGTCAAAAACAAAATCGTGAACGTCTGAGGGCAATTTTTGTACCTGGCCCGTATAAATATAAAAAGAGTTATCGCCCATATAGGCAATAAAGTTTCCGGCATTTACTACCGTTCTCATACTTGCGGCCCGACAATTTTGCCCGGCGTCCTGGATCCCATAAATAAATGGCGCTCCGGTGTAATAAACTTTATTTAAACCAACGTCTGTAAAAACAATAATATCTGCATTGAATTTTACGGCCCCTTGTATAAGACCTCCAGAAGTCACTCTAAGATCTCCGGCCGTGTTTGTGGCCGCCGGTGTCCAGGTTGTATCTGTTTCTCTGCTTGTCCAACGTATTTGTCTAGGATCTCCGGTATTACCGAAAGCAAATAAGTGTCTTTCATTTGTGACCAAAACACCTAAAGATCCGGTTGGGGAATTTGTTAATTGTACGGCCTGACTATCTGGTGTTGGAGGCGTTGTTCCTGATCCGTTGTCTGGCCTCCATTTATAAATTTTGTTATCAGATCCGCAAACAAAAATTAAATTTTCTCCAAAGTTTGCAAAAGAAAAAGGTTTTGTATTGAAAGCCAATCCAGATTGAGATCTCGCGTCTCCGTAATCTTCACGGCCATAGTGATAGGCCCCGAAACCTAAAGGAGAGGATTGTGCGTCTCCAACAAATCCGGTTGGTGTTATGTCGTACCATTGGTTGTCATAGTTGACGTAAACTTTTTGACGCGTACCGATTGCTAAAACTTTTTTATTTGTATTCGTATAGTAAGCGTAGGCCCCAATCGGAGTACCAACAACCGGCGTATCTCTTAACTTTTGCCAACCCCCAATATTTTTTAAATAACCATTTTCAAAACGAATAAGATTTCCGTCTATCCAGGCATTTTTATTGGCGTAATCAGTACCATTCTTTTTTATGCCAGGAGGAGGTGTTATTGAGATATAGGGCATTTTATCCTCCGAAAATAGATCTTAAAATTGGAGCGTAAGTTAATCCGGCTCCAAAGGTTGTATTTATAAAAAATATAATTCCGTTAAGAATTACTAATTTGAGGCCTAAAAAAATAATTAGGATCCAAAGAATAGTTTTGAATAATCCTTTTTCTTTATAGACCTTTTTTATTTTTGTTAAAATCGGCCAATTCCATTTTATATAACTTCTGCGTTCCATAACTTATCATCATAATTTGGATGTATCGTGTCCATACGAGCAAATTTAGGCAAAGTTTTTACATACTCTGCATAAACTTTTGGCGTAAAAATATTAAAACGATCTCTCACTTCTTGAATATCTTGTTCTAAAAATTCTATTGGAGAAAATAATGCTAGTTCTTTGTTTACACCTTTAGATAATTTCAAACACTCTCGCCAAACTTTCCAAGGTAATTTGCTTTTAGTTTTTCTTGCCATTTTCCAAGTACCAAAAAACCCGGTTAAGTGAGGCGGAAAAAAATTAAAGATCCTGGCCGTAATAGTTTGGATCATAGCCTCGCCCATTGGCGTAGTATCGTATCTAAATAGAACGTGCCAGATATCGTGCGATAAAAGTAAATGCCTGGAGGCGTTCTCTCTTATGTCGTCACTAAATGAATTATAAACATTATCAAATTTAGAATTTTCTCTTCTCTCTTCTTTTTTAAATCTTTGGTTATAAAGTTTTTCAATTCCGTAATCTTTTATTAAATGATAATAGTGTGCGCCAACCGTGTTAGCCGGTAGCGATTTCAAATACTCATAATTCATTAAGGTTGGGATCACTTTTTTTTCTACATATTCTCGATCATTCCATTTGCGGCCCCAAATTATATTTCTACCATTTTCGGAAACTCTATTTTTTAACATCATCATAGGGCCAAAAGGTATATTCATTTCTCGATATAAACTTACGACGTGATCTATACGACTTTCGCCGGTTAGATCATCAACCATTGGCTCTAAATCATTGCCTTCTCCATATGTTGTAAGAAGGTGTTTTGTGCTTTGATACATTTTTACTAAATTCCACGCCATTTTATTTACCTCGTCATTAAAATTATTCTTGCAGTTAGATCGCCTTTATTTCTTATATCGACGCTATCGCTCTCTAATCTTTTAACTGCATATTGTTCAACCGTTCCCGCGCCGTTTCTCAAAGTACATCTTTGAGAAAAGAAAACGTAGTTATGATCTTTAGTTTTATCTTTTTCTAAAACTTTAAGATCTCCTGGCCTAATATCCAGGATCTTAATTTCGTAATCATTATGATCTGTAAGCATACAAAACATTCTAGTTCGCATTGAAGTAGCTTTCATTATTCCTGGTACCGCTAAATTCCATTGTTGAGACATTGGAGAAAGTACGTCGTAATCGCAGTTAAATTGATAGCTACTACAAAACTTTTTATTACTTATGGCCTCTTCTGTTTCGCTTTCAGTATATACACCGTTTCTAATTTTATCGTTGGCCCATAATTCTTTTAAACGATCAACGTCGGATGATTTGATATCTTCTTGATCCCAATACATTTCGTTATCTAGAGATCCTTGTATGCAGATCATTCTATTTGGCCTTTTGAAAATTTTATCGCTTTGGCTATCGTAAACTAAGTTATCGCCGTCCACGTTGTCCTCAAGATTAACTCTTTGTATTTTATCTCCGGTACTTCCTTCAACGATTGTGATTTGCATTTCGTTATCAAAATTATGTACCCAGGAAGGATATAGGCATTTAAATTCATACAACATTGACATTATATTTCCTCCGTCTCTGTGACCGGCATATCTTTAATTGGTTTTGTATAATCTCCAGAGATAGGATCTTCCGTGTTGCTAGATTGTATATCTGTTTCTAAATTTTCTTTTTCCATAATCTAACCCGCGTCAACCGTATATCTTCCCGACGAAGGGGCCGTTGCATTGTATGTCAGTAAGATATGAGAGTAATTTCCTGAGGCATTATAAGTAAAAGTGACAGTAGTATTATAAGTTCCAATTACTGTACTACCCCATTTAAGTTGGGATCCGCCAAATAATGAGTAAACTGTTTGGCCTCCATAATTTCCGGCAATATAAAAATAACAATAATTTCCGATCGTGCTACTTGCGGTTGCGGCAGTTCTTACAGTTATGTCCGTTCCGCCCAGAGTTCTAATTGTTGCGTCGTGGGCCGTTCCAAAACCTTGGTTTCCCGTCGGATTAGCTATGTTTAATGCTCCGTCGTTATAACCATAATAAGTTGCGGGAAATTTTCCGGCGACATATACACTACCCGCTGTCATATCTGCGGTATCGTTTCCGGCAGACGCTCCGTACCATTCATTAAAAGACATTGTGGTTGCAGAGGCTTTTCCAATAAGTGCTCTAATGTCTGAATCATTAATAGTACAAGTCGTGCCGCTTGTGCCGCCGGCTTCAACGTGAAATTGATTTAAGGATATCGCTCCACTACTTGGTACTGGCATTATTTATCCTCTAAATCTTTAACTTTTTTCTCTAACTCCTTTATGGCCTCGATAAG